TCACTTCACATACACATAGGCTTCACTTGCTGTGACATAGTATGTTTTACCTTTACTATTGTGTACTTTGTATTGCGGGGATCCATTGACGTTTATTTTTGCATCAATTGTAAAACCTAATCCTGCATCTACAGAACCAGCAACATCTTTACCCTGCCAAGATGGAGCATCATAGAATCGTAAATTATTAACTTTAGAAACAACACGCTTACCTACAACTGATGAATCTACTGTGCTTTTCTTACTAAACTTCACATAAGATGGATCGTTCTTAATCCATTGCTCTCTACCAAGATTTAACCAACCATCCTTTTCACCCCATACAACATAAGATTCCGGTTTATTTAGCTGACGAATCTTAGAATAGCTTGTACTAGGTCCTTTACGTAAGTTCACATTGTAGCCTTCAATATAAGCAATACCATCTGTTACAGCCGTTGGAACTTCTGCTGGTTTAGATGGCTTATCAGGAACGGAAACTTCCACACTAGAGTTATTATATGCTCGTTGCACATCAGCGCGGAATTGAGCTTCTGAAACTCCATGACTACGTAAATAATCAAGTGGATCTTCATGATCTGTACCACCAAGATATTTTGTAACATCGCAGTGAGTCCATAATCCTTTTTCTACAGATAATCCACGATCACGAAGAATTTTAGCTAATAACTTAACGTATTTATCATAGCTACGTTTGAATTTCTCATAATCTCTTGTTTCGCATAATTCTACGTGAACAAATCGTTTATTTGCTCCTGGTCCTGCGCCATAGGCAATGTATTTCGTATCAGCAATTTGGATTGTTTCATTCCAATCAACTGCATAATGCACGAATGCTGAACGCCACGTACGAGACTCATATTTTTGAATATTAATAGCTGGCGCTTCAGGAGTTGCTGTAGAATGTGCTACAACACCCTCATAAGCACCTACACCATTACGGTATGGTTGTTTAGGTAAATCAGGAATAATCAGTGTTCTATCAGCAAAAGCACTTGTTGCAACGGATAAAACCAAAATAACAGCAAAGACTACAGAAGAAATATGTTTTAATGTTTTTTTCATTTCACATCAGCATCCTTTTTCATAATTTTTGTGTGGTCAAATAATCCACTTGCTGATAGACCAATGATGATTCCTTGAAATACATTTGTTTTGATATCTCCGTCCAAAAATAAAACGCCTAGCACAATGCCAAGCGTTAAATTTAATAACGGAACATATTTTGTTTGTAATCCAATTGTTTTTACGATTTGTGAGAGACCAACTACAATTCCAATCATTACAGCTAAACTAACCATTACATACCACCCCCTTTCATTAAGAAAGTGAGAATACCACCAATAATTCCACCAACTATAAGTCGTAAAATCCAAGTAGTATTGGCGCTGATTTTATCTAACTGTTTGTTGATATTAATAATGTCTTTTTCGTTACCTGTTGTGCGTATTTCTAAGCTTTTCACTTCTAATCTTATTTCCTTAATTTCTTGCTTGATTTCTTGAACATCACTTCTTACTTCTTGTAATCCTTCCACCTTAACCACCCCTTTTTAGGCAATAAAAAAAGACCAGCTTATGGCTGCTCTGGGTTCTTATTTATTAATTGTTGTAATAACTCTTCTAAAGCTGTAATTCGCTTTTCTTACTGAGTCGTTTTTTATTTATCGTTCATTTATCTTTTTTTTAGTATGCCGGTTCGTTATATTAGTTGACCACTTCCGTTACATCCTTCAAAACAATTACATAGGTTGCTCTTTGTAATACTTTGTGTTTCGTTTCTAATCCATCAAAAGCTTTTTCTATACACTTCCACTTCATTTCCTTACCGTCGAACACATCATATCCGGATAACATTTGAAATGCATAATTTACTACATCGCTCCCGAAATCCGGTGGCATTTTAAACCATCCTTTTACATTTGAATGTGTAGTATGTGGAATCGCTTGTTTTCCTAGTGTAGTTAACTCGTTTATTAAATCTTCCGGAAGTTTAAATAATGGAAATTCAGAAACCATTAATGATTCATCATAATTTAATTGTTCTCGAACTCTATCAGCATTGATATTGATAATCATATGATTCTCCTCTAGTAAGATATCAGAACCATGATCGATTGTTAATTCATCAAATACCGGTTTGAAAAATTTAGCCATAATAATTCACTCTCTTTTCTTTTTATTTGTTTAGTAATTGTTGCACTAATACCTTTAATTCATCAACTTCAGCTTTCAGTGAAACTTTCTCAAGTTTTTCAGCTTCAAGTTGTTCTTTAAGAGTTTCAACTTCCTGCTTCAACATACCATTGTCAAATTGAATATTTTTAACTTTAAAGTCAACTTCTTGTATTGCTTGAATAGAAATTGCAACCGAGCTATAAAGTTTTATAGCGTCTTTCTGTGGTGTGGTGAATACATCGTCAGTTTCCTCCGCAATCATACCGTAATTAATCGGAAGTGTAATAGACTCCCCTGACTCGAAGCGTTCAACATCTCTTATAAAGTGATACTGTTTTATGTTTACAGAGTTGATTTTATCTAAAGCAGAGAATGGAAGGTCTTCTATGTCCGTTTTAAGCGTACGAGAAGAATTAGGGATAAATTCTTGCGCCCACATACGCCCTGTAGCAGATATATTTTCAGTAGCTCGTAGTGTTCTGAGTTTAATATCTCGGAAAGCGTCACCTGTCGCACTTTTAATCTGTAATCCATCACCTACATAATCAGGATGCCTTGCCATTCTAAACATGATTTGATTTGCAAAAGTAAAATCTACATCTCCTTGAGTAGTTGGAGCTAAGTCTTTAATTGTCATTGCAGGGAATGACTTGTTATCACTTGTATAAAAATTAAAGTAGCCACGTTTAGCGGTAAAGTAGATATCTTTAGAAGCGCTCAAGGTTATAAATCCTGTAGTACCACTTGTGGAACTGGCAGTAAGAGAAATATTACCATTTGTATTAGTTAAACTCATATCGCCTACAGAGTTAATTTGCATTGCTCCGTCATAACGATAGAAGTTAATATAACTCGACTTTAAAATGTCATTTCCACTTCTACCAGTAGCAACTCCAATAGAAGCAACTGAATTAGTCCATTGAGAACCGTTAATTGTTGTTTGATCAATGACAAGTGACCCGTTAAGAGTTCCTGAACTTGCATAGTCATTTCCTAAAATTAAAGCAGACTGAATATTACTATCTGAACGATTTATAAATCCAAAATATCCACGAGCTTGACCACTTCCGTATAACGTCATGTTCTGAGCATTTAAACGGATGTGATTCGCTCCTGATCCCTGAGGTGCTGTTTGGATGGTAACGCCTTGTAAAGTCTGAGCTTTTAAGTGCTTCGCTTCAATATAGCCATCAAGATAAATCTTGTTTGCCTGAATCAATACAGATTGAGCTGTTTGGTTGATTGTGGATGCTATGTTACCTTTTTCAACTCTTTGGTTAATCGCATCAGCCATTAGTGATATTGAGCTTGAGTGAGATTCTACAATTGCCTTGCTTCCAAATTGACCGTTTGCTTCTGTTTTCGTGTAAACCTCTTCAGCTTCTGCTTTTAGGTCAATCCGATTAGATTGTTGATTAATCGTGGTCTCCATTTGAGTGACTTTGTTATTAAAATCAGATGTAGCTACTTTCTTAGCAATCTCACGGATCATCGCATCATAATTACCCATATCTTTAGGATTCGGCATAAATACAGACTTGGTAGAGCCTTTTTGAAACATAGGATTACTAATGTAGATGCTTCCATTACGTCTTATCCCAACGGTGATTTGCATATGTGTAACTGCTTGATTCAATGGTGGAATCGTCACAAAATATTCTTTCCAAACACCATTTTCAATTACATCGTTGATATTTGCCCCAACAGCACCCACAATTCTATCACCGTTCCATGCCTTGATTTCTGCATAGAGTCCATCATCAATGGAAGATTTATTAGTCACAAACACCATAGCCCTATAAGTGTACTCGCTATATGGATCTATGTTACCTACTACTTGATTTAATCCTGTCCATGAATAATCCCCCGTAAAACCAGAACAATAAATTTTAACAGAGTTGTATCCTCCATAACGTAAGACATTGTTAGGTTCAAATTTTCCTTTGTCAACATCAGCTGTCCATGTTCCCCATTTATCCAAGGAAGGAATTTCATTTATAACATTTCCCCACTCATCTATTTCTTTCTGAGTGAATGGAGCATTGAAAACTAAATTTGTTTCCCCTAGCTTCCCAACATAATCCTGCATTTGAGTCTCAGACACTTTAGATTTGATTTGATTATTAAGTTGTGTAATATCACTTGTGTTTTGTTGAATAATCTCTCCATGTTTCCCTTGCGTTTGGGATATCGTCGCAATGGTTTGAGAATTTGAATTTGTAGTCTGTTCCACTCTATTCAGAGTTGATTGCATTGCACCTTGTTCTTTTTGCACACTTTGAATTGTAGCTACATTGGTATCAACCGTTTGCTTAATTTCGTTAGTTTTCTTTACTATCACTGCATTATCTTCTGGTGCTGGTCTCCAAGTATAGACTTTATCTCCTACAGTTATTTGAGGAGATGACTGTTGATACCATTGGTCACCACTTAATGCTTCCCACACTTCAACACGCATCCAATCCTCAGTATTCCATCCTTCAATGGCCATCATCTTTGCTGTGACTACGAATGATACATTTGAGCGTCCCCATTCAGAAGTGACTGTAACCATTTCAGTTCCTGTTTTATCACCTGTAAAGTAAAAACTTTGACGTTTTTCACCAGGTGGTAAGTTTTTTATCCTAGCATAAATTGAATAGTTTAGCACATCACCTTCTTTTACAACTTTACGTCTTATTAAATCTGCAAAGTTATAGGCGATACCTTGCCAAGCGCTTTGGGTTTCTATTACGGTGTTACCCATGAAAGTATCTGTAGAGATTCTCACTAAATTATTATCCTTTAACCACCATCTATTATCCTTATCTGAGTTTGGTTTTGCTTCCCCAAAATCTCCTGAACCAATCATAAGGTTCGTTACATTATCATTAATGTTATTTACAGTAGTTTGTAATTGTGTGATGGTACTAGTATTAGATTCTGCCGTCTGCTTAGCAGTATTGGCTGTTTGTGTTACTTGCTTCAAATCATCACTAATAGTATCTACCTGCGTTTTTTCGGCTTTATGAGTAATTGCCTCTGCATTCTGGTCAATTTCTGTTTTCATGTCAGTGAACTTCTGTATATTCCCTTGTTTGTCAGTTTCATAAATTTGTTTTCCAATAAGATTTTGATCAACCCAATCTTTTGTATAAACCCCTTCTTTATCGGCTTTATCCTCTAATTGTTGATTCAACCAAGTCTTATCAGGCATATCCTTCACTGTCTCTTTTAAAGTATTAATCTCATTTTCTGCATTCTTAATACTTTGTTGTAATGGTCCTGTATCCGGAACAACAGGTTCCCAAGTCGTACCTGTCCATATTTTCAAAATACCAGGCTTACCACCACTAATATCACGCCATAGCGTTTTATTCGGTCTAAGATTAGCTGTAGGTGGCTTAACACCCTCTATGATATCTACAAGATTTTGTTCCATATATTCAACAGTCGCTTCTGCTAAATCTTTTGCGGTTTGACTTTCTTTTTGAGCCTGATCTGCTTTATCTTTAGCATCAATGATGTTTTGATTTTGTTCAGTGACTTTATCTTTTAATTGGTCAAATAACTCTTGTGGAACCTTGTCATATAATGAGCTTAGTATCTTTTGGTACAATCTTCGTAACTCGTCATTTTGATCAACAATTTCACGATAATCGCCAAACATATATTTATCTTGTTTTGGATCCTTAAATGATTCATCACCAGCAATAGCACGAGCTTCAAGATATAACTTAGGTGTAAATCCTGTATCTATAATTCTGATTGTATCGCCTTCATTAATTAATTCGTGAGCTAATCCAAATAATCGACCAATACTTTGAGCTTGAACTTCGTAGGAAACAGAAGTGTTTACTAGTTTATTCATTTCCGTTTTCATGAGAGTCATAAGTCGCTGTGGAGACATATCCTCGTTTTCTGTTTGCGGAGTATAAAAAGCAAATTTATGTTTCCCTTTTTCATTCCATCGTTGATATGCTGCATCATCCACAAGATACGGAACACCATTATTTATTTCTGAAATCGTAATGAATTCTCCATTATCTTTTTTAACGTAACCTAATAAAGCGGTACAAATGTTTTGAGAGTTTTCAATACGTTTAATCCCCAACAAGTCCTTACCGACAGTTACTTCTTTTCTTGTATCTCGACCTCTCTTCTTAACCATATCCACATAACGAACTACGATTTGAGAGCCGACAACTTCAGCACGGTATTGGATTTCTAGTTCAAATGAAGCGGCAATCTTTTTTAGTAAATCTAATGGATTAGTGAATTCATCAATAGTTATTGAATGTGATCCATCATGTTCGGTTTTACCTATTTCCCACTTCGTACCTTTTAGAGCTATTTCCATACATTGTTTTAATGTTTTACTTTCAATTTTTTGCGGTTCAATAATTTCTGCTTTAGCAAGTTGAATCCATTCCCCTGATGCATAAACCACTAATGATTTATCATCAGAATCTTTTTCCACTTCAGTAATAACATAAGGAACGATTCTACCGCCGCGAACCTCTTTTAACACTAAGTTTTGTTGCACAAGTGTAGCTGCATGGTCTGTATTCTCAAATACCCTAAACTCTAATGTATCTATATTATTTTTAATTTCCCAATGTCTCTTATCATCCCAATAGTCTTTTGGTTGTATAGCTGAAACGATTTGACTCTTTTTAAAATCAACAACATGTAAAGTTCCGCTTGGTGTCCTCATCTAAATCGCTCCCTATACGTTAATTCCACTATTCCTACATTGGCTGGTCGTACTATAATTTCATTCTGTCCCCGTTTTACAATAGGAAATGTACTGAATATGTCTTTCAGTGCTATTGCATTCGTACCATTAATTGTTACAAGTGATCGTTCCGTATCGATTTGAATTTTGTCTCCTACATCGAAAATATAAGGAGTCTCATCTATTTCTAAAGTATTAATGCGCCAAAATTTAACGTCCTTAATTTGACATACATTAACTGGATAATAATCTCCAAAAGCTACACAACCAACAGCAATATACTTTGGTTCTTTAGTAGTATTTGGGTTTCGATTACCTACGTCATGGTATTCCATTACAAATGATGCATCGTCCTGTTCAGTTCCTACGAAATATTTCGCACAGTAAACTCTCCAGTGGTTTCCTCTACGTGCTAAAGAAAAATGCCCACTGAATTGATTGAAAGTATCAATATAATATCCAGTTTCGTTCGATAGAAGCTGTTCATTATCGCCTGTTCCAATAGAAGAATGAGCCAAAGTAATTTCATGACTCATATATTCATCGCTCATATCCAATTGACAGATAATGTTGTAATCAGCATCCAAGATCATCGCAATTGTTTTACCCATTTGATCATACTTTGTAGACTGTAAGGCAAACTGGATATCCATTTTGAAATCTCCAATTTTCTTACCTATTGTCGGAATTTCTTTCATCACAAAAGGCCCATGCCATTTGTTCAGTTCACTTTGTCCGTAATCCGAAGCTCTAAAAGCTTTTCCACCTATGACTTCCATAGAGCCTCTTGCAAGAAACTTTCCTATCTGTCCTCCAAAAGGTTCCCACCCCTTAAGGCTAGAGCAATCATCATTGATAAGTCTCTCATCTTCTTTTACAATTTTAGATTTATACCCAACAGGATAACCAATCCGAAAATAGTCATTATCATTCCAGACATCAAGGAAAGGGCTCTGCGCTCCCACAGTTATATCAATAATTGGATTAGATTCTACAGATCCTCTATTACGAAATTCAGCTTTTAAGTTCCCACCCTCATCTATTGCTAATACTTTCTTCTGTGTGGGCCCTAACTTATAAGGCATTGGACAAATAAAAGTAATGGTCCCCATTCCAAGTGTTACGAATTCATCTGGGTCAAAGCTATCATCCACAACTGCTAAATACGTTCTATTTGGTTCTACATCAAAAATAAGCTCTACTGGTTCATCTGTTATTAGCCAATCTGCAATTTCTTCTTTTAATAGTTCTAAGTCTCCATCATCAGGAACAATAATTCCAACAGGAATAGATAAAACACGCATTTCTGTTTGTGTATTTAATAATCTTGCACCTGGATATCCTGGAACACTTAAAAAATTCCGTTTCAATGGTGCCCAAGTAGGTCTTTTCCACCCTTTTGCAATTTGGACAAATTCTTTACGTGCATTATTAAATGTAAAAGAACTCATGTTGACACCTCATTTCTTTATAAAACAAAAGAAACTCAAACCTAAAAGGCTGAGTTTCTTTGTTCTTCTCTTTCTTGATATTCTTTCGTATATCGATAAGTACCGCGCGCCACATCTCTTCCCTCTAAAACAACTGGCACTTCAATAATCAAATCTCCACCTTGTGTTGGAATCATTCCATTTCCACCTGTTTGTCCAGGAGAATAATTAAACACTTGGTTTGCAACCGTATTTGTCATAGCTTGTCTACTATTGGACATACTTCCATATACACCACTCATAACAGACTTTAATCCTGCTAATTGACTCATAGAACTAGACATCATCCGACTCATATCACCCATTAATTGATTCATAGTCCCAGTAATGCCGAGTGATTTTTCTTTTGATGATAAAGGTGTAACTGTGATTGAATTACCCTTTTTCGTAAATAATTCTGGTCCAGCTTCACCTGTAATAAATGAACCATCACCTACAGGTTTCCCGCCTTTAGCAAGCATTGGTACATGTGGAATAGTCGGCGCGCTAACTCCTGGTATATTGTTTAATAATTCTGCTGGTGTGTTAAAGCCATCTATAAATTTATTAATAATACGAATGATTCCATTGATAGCTGTACGAATACCACTTTTAATGCCATCCCATACGCCTAATACTGCTGATTTCATACCCTCAAACGCTCCACTAACTGCATTTGTGACCCAACGAACAGGAGTCATAATAGCTTCTTTCAAACCATTCCATACTGAAGATGCTGTTGACTTAATACCTTCCCAAATGTTTGAAAGCGTGGATTTAATACCGTTCCAGATACTACTACTTGTACTACTAATCATATTCCAAACAGTAGAAATAGCTTGTTTGATGTTATTAAATACGGAACTTGCTGTGGAAACAATTGAGTTCCATAAACTAGAAAGATAGCTTTTAATTGCATTCCATACCGCACTTGTAGTGGAACTTATCGTGTTCCATGTATTTACGATCCAGTCTTTTATTGAATTAAATATTGGCGTTACAAAAGCAACTAATCCATTCCAACATGATTGTAAGAAGCCCTTAACAGCATTCCATACAGTCATTGTTGCGGAACTGATTGTATCCCACACGGTAATGATCCAAGACTTGATTTGTTCGAAAATCGGCATAACAAATGCTACAAGCCCGTTCCAACAAGAAACTAAGAAATTCTTAATCGTTTCCCATACAAAACTTGTAGTAGAACTAATGGTATTCCAGCATTCAGAAATGAAATTCTTTATACCTTCAAATATTGGTGTAGCAAAGTATAAAATCGCTGTCCAAATCGCTTGTAAGTATTGAATAATGAAATTCCATACAGTTTGAATCACTGTGGAAATACCATTCCAAATCATAGAGAAGAAATCTGCGATTCCTTGTAAAATTGGTGTTAGAAAGGCAACTAAACCATTCCATGTCTCTTGGAAGAACGTTGAAATTGAAGTCCATACCTCAGTGAAGAAGGTTGCTATTCCTTGTAAGACGGAAGTAAGATATTCCACAATTCCATTCCAAATTTCCATACAAAAATTAAAAATAGAAGTCCAAACACTAATGTATGCTTCTAAAATAGCGGTTCCCCAAGTTACAACAAACTCAACTATTCCATTCCATAAGCCTATTAAGAACTCCTTAATTGAATTCCAGACTTCCGATGTAGTTTGGCTAATACTATTCCAAGTGTCGCTTGCCCATTGTACAATCCCATCCCATATTGCTACTAAGAACTCTCCAATGGCATTCCAAGCATCAATGGTCCATTGCCGTATAGAATCCCAATTTTTATAAATTGTAACACCTAGAGCGACAACAGCTGCTACAATTATCGGAATAAGAGCAATCCATCCTGTCATTGCCCACCCTATACTTGTTATGACAACAACAATTGGCGCCAAAGCCATAAATGCTCCTGCAATTACTCCAATAGTTACTGCTATAGCCGCTAATGTAGCTGCTAACTTTGGATTATTAGAAATCCAATCCGCAATTTTACCAACAACATCAGCTATAACTCCGAGAACAGGTTTGAGAGCCATCTGTAAATCTTGCATTGCTTTTTGAAATTTAACTGCTGGGTTTGCATCCATTTTCTTAACAGAATCATTTAATTGGTCTTGATTCTTTTTAAAATCAACCGTTTTTTCTTTCGCACCTAGTAAAGTATTAATAATGTTTTGCCCTTGATCTTCATACATTGTCATTTTGTTATCGTAAAGGCTTTTTATCCTCTACTTCTTGCACTTCATATTAATGCAAGATCGGCATACGTTTTCACTAATAAGTGTCGCGGTCTCGTGGAGGGATTATATCTTTTCACCCTCTATGCTCTGCCCCTGACTATATTTTATATAGCCTTCGGTTCAAGTTAGGAATCTCACCCTTCTTGCTTAATACCGCAATTTTACTTCGGCACAATTTATCATCTACCGAAAAATTTAACACCTAATTCATTACGCTTTGTTTCATCTTCAACCTCTGATAAAGCTTGTGCAATTTCCGTCATAGCTGCCGATCCATCTTTACCGCCTTTAGCTACTGCCTGGCCCCATTTTTCAACTTGTTCTGCTGAAATTTTTGTGCCTTCAAGGGATTCTTTCATAGCTTTATCGACACCTTGACCGAATTCAGCTGCTTTGATACGCCCTTCTTTCAAGCCATCTAGCAAATTATCAATATTCCAGGTTCCTGTATCAACACCAGCCTCCATAATCGCCTGTACTTCTTCAGCACTATATCCAGCCCGTGTTAATTGCCCACCATATTCAGCAATAATATCTAATTGTTCCGGTGGAAAGCCCATTTTTAGTAATGCATCAGCCATCCCAAGAGCGCCTTCTTGTGATATTCCCAATTCATTGCCGATTTCATTTGTTTCTTGAATTAGCTCAGTAAAATCTATACCTTCATAGGATTGTGCAATTGCGGCCGCTCCTTTTACGATAGCTGCATTCGCTTCATCACTTACGCCTTTATTTAAAGCCCATTGCCGGCGTACACCTTCTAAAGATGCTTCAGCATCCACTCCATAAGCTGAAATTCCCCTTACAGCTTCCTCTACTGATTTTTTCGATGACTCTGGAACATCAAAAGCTATATCAATTTTCGTTTGTAACTTTGACATATCCATTGCTTTTTCAATTGCAGTTGCAATTCCGCCACCAGCCGCTAAACCACCAATAACATTTTCAAGCCCTACTTTTAAGCCTTCAAATTTTTTCTCCGTCCTGCCAGCTTCTTGTTGTAAATCTCTTAGTTCATTTTGCACTTGCCGTATTGAGTTTCCAGCATCCACAGAACGAAGAGCACGTTGTAATTTATCAATATCTGTCCCTGCCCCTAATGCTTCACGACCAATAATTCCAATTGCTTGCTCTAACTGCTTACTTGTAGCCGTTCCATTTCGAATTGCATTCACAAGACGATTTCCTAATGCTCCTGCAAAATCATCAACACTTTTTCCAGTTGCGCTAAACAATGTTTCTAATTGCCTTGTGGAACTCGCTACATTATCTTGTTCAGCCTTCATATTTCCAAGCTTATTTTTCAGACCATTAAGAGACCCTTCTGTAAATTCAATCTCACGCCTAAAAGCACGATATTGTTCTTCAGAAATTTTACCGTTTTGAAATTGAGCTTGAACTTGTTGTTCAGCTGCTTTTAACTTGTCTAGTTTTTGTGTTGTATTTTCAATTTGTTGTGTAAGTAACTGTTGCTTTTGCGCTAATGCTTCCACATTGCCAGGATCAAACTTCAGCAACCGTTCAACATCTTTTAACTCTTTGGTTAAATCATTACTACGTTTATTTACGTCTTTTAAAGCATTTTGAAGACCTGTGGTTTCGCCGCCAATTTCAATCGTAATACCTTTAATTCTTCCCGCCATTTTCTCACCCCTTTCTTAGAATGAATCGAAGTCTTTTTGATTTGCTTTTCTCACTTTTTCTTTGTCTGGATTCTCCATTTCAGCGAATTCAGCAATGTAATCAAAACAATCACCGATTGTCATATCTTCTAAATCCCAACTTGTTAGTTTCGCTTTATAACAAAGAGCAAGGAACGTATCAGTGGTTAATTCTTCATCACTGAATGTTCCTTGCTCTCCATTACTTTTCTTTATTTTTTTTTTGCGCCCATCGTACTTTGAATCATGTCCATAATTTCTGGAAGAATCTCAGAGATAGGGAACTCATCAAAACCATCTAACCATGTAATTGGATCAGCAATTTCTGGATTTGCTGTTTTTGCATATAACCAAACTAGATCATAAACAACCTCAAAATCTACTTTACTAAAATCTATATTCGCTAAATCAATAGTAGCTCCAGCTTGAGGATTTGAAGGAGCAATAACTCCTAATTTGAGCATATCTGCAAATAAATCACGTCTAAATTGCGCTTTATATCGTTTAACTGTTGCCGCTGTACTTTTTAATCTGACTTGTTTTCCGTCTATTGTAATTGTCTTTTCCATTTACTATTACGCTCCTTTTGGTGCTGTTGTTTTTTTAATGTACACTTCTTTGTACCAATTATCATAAATAGCTTGAGTTGTTTTAGATGTTGTTTTCGTTTTAACCATAGGTCTTCCGCCAGGCGCTAAAATCAGTGGGCTAGCAACGAATTTTAATTCATTTGTATTTGGTTCAGCGGAATTCGTTTTTGATTTAGATGAAATGTTAGGACGACTCGCTGAGCAGTTATACATAACATGTCGAGTTGCTTTCACATCACCATCAAATTCAAATAATAGTGCGAATGGTTGACCTTTTGCATCAGCTAACTCATTTAATACACCATCCGTCTCATCTAATTGCTCACCCAATGCATCTATAGCAAATTGTTCCAGAATAGTAGCGATATTCAGCGTTCCTTCATAGCCTTGGTTATTATCTGCTGAATAATAAAGCATATCGTCTGCGTAGAATTCAATTAAATCACCGCGTGGCTCATTTGTTAGTTCAACTGCACCAGGCATTGGAATTGGCGTTTTAAATGTAACGACCCCATCAGTTACGTTGTATGGTACATAATGAACATTTTTCAAACCATAAGATACTTTGTTTTCTGGCATTTACATCAACCTCGTTTCATATATTTTTTGATACATTTTTTCAGATTCAATAAAAGTCCCGTATGAGTCATAAGGAATTTCATGATCATCTAGGACTCTTTCAAGCTTTGCTTCTGCAACTAAATCTTTTTTAGTTGTGTAAAGCTCAATGTTTAAATTATTTATCTTGTGGTAGACCTTGTTATCAGCCATTAAATTTGCTGATCCGTCCACAAGAAAACAAATATAAGGCGGTGCCGGAACTGGCTTGGTTGGTGTTGCTGTAAAATGAGAATAAGCCACAGGATAACCTGTAGCTTCAAGGATTTTCTTTAGTTCACCTAGTGTCATTGCCCAATCGCCCTTTCAACGCGTTCAACAAAATCATTAATCGCATGTTCTTCAGCTGGTGCAATATGAACTTTAGCTGGTACTCGTCCACCATTTGCCTTCGCATGACCTTTCTCCAGTAAATGAGTAAGCTGCGGTTTTAAAGCATTATGAACAATAATCGTGTTACCATCCTTCTTTTTTCGCCAACCTTTACTATACCTGCCCGTATTTTTAGGGCTTTTTTGCTTTAATTCACCCACTAAATTATCCGCTACCTCTTCCTTCACAACTTCCATGTCTTCCTCAATTACATTGGCATATCTTTGTAGTTCCATAGCAATTTCATTGGATAATTCATCAATATTAGCCACCAATATTCACCTCACAATATAATTCTGTGAAGCCATCCGATCTCATAAAGGAGCGGTAAATAGTGTATTTCATTTCCTCATATTTTACCTTGCTTTCCTTGTCATACTCATCAGAATCAACAATTAGCATAATCTGTGGTTTACGATTAAGCTGTCCCGCTGAATAAAATTCAGATTGACTAATACTTAATTCAGAGCAAAATATTTGTCTTGGTTTTTCATTTGTACCGATTTCTTGTCCAAGCTCATCCTTTTCAGTTTCAATGGAAATTAAAAAGCACACATCGTCTAATGATATGCGCTTTGAATTTCCTACACTGGATTTAATTGACGGCATCTTTAATCCCTGCCTTCTTAATCACTCTATTATTAAGCCGGATTTGTAAATTTCGAGATAATGGAACATCTTCTTGGCGATGTCGGTAAATCCATGCTGCATAATCAACTGTGAGCATTTGATCATCGATATTTTCAAAATCTAATACAATTCCTGTTCTCTCAATCTCATTTTGAGAACTAACTAATAAATTATTAAAATAAGCATCCCTCAAATCGTGAGTGATGCCTAAATCAAGTTTTAATAAAGTTAATAAGTTAGTTTTTACTTGATCATTCATTGCCTTCTAATTCCTTGATTAAAGGCTCACCTCTAAGATTTTCGCTCCCCAAAAGTTCTTCAATCCGTTTTTTCTTTCCTTGCCCCTTATGAGGGTAATGATCTCCCTTTCGATAAATGTGATTATTATCTTGTAAGTCTGTAAAATCTTCTAAGACTTCATACTTAGCCATTCATAACCACCCTTTCTTTACGCTCCTGCTGGCGCTTCTGGTGTGTATGTGATGTAGTAGCCTGCTTGTTTGTCTACAGCTTTAGTATCAAAGCGAACAAAGCCAGCTAATAATTGACCGTAAATGTCATTATCAGTCCATTTAACAGATGCTTTTTTACGATCAAATAAAGTACAGAATTCATACGCGTCACCAACAAAACCAACTAAATCGCCATCTTTTGTACCAATCATATCATCATCTAAGACTACAACTTCTTTGCTCTTAATACGTTTACCAGATGCAACTGTAATATCATCCTGTAATAAATAACGCCCATTTTTATCTTTTAATAGGTCTAATGCATTAAATAGTGAAGAGGAAACATAAAACTTCACATTATAAACCTGCTTAAAACCTGTATTTAGTAATGTAACAATCCCGTCTAATCCAGTTACAGGTTTAGCTGTAGCTGTTTTAAAGATAGCTGCAATTTCAGCATTTTTTGTATTTAAATCTTGATCCTGAATATCTTCTGCAATGAGACCCGAAATATCATAATCTGCATCATCAATCATTTCTTGAGAAACAGGAATGTAACCACGATACGTTTCGATGTCGTATGATACATCTTCAAATTTAGGATGTGCAAGTTCTGGATTTTTTGCCAGCTCTGCAACTGAAATCATTTTCCCGTTTGATTTCTTGATAATCGGGTATTTACCTGAACCTCGATTTACTGGAATTTTTCGTACATATTGTGTTAAATCTACTGTATCTACTTTTTCTTTTTGTGGTTTTAATAATTCTTCTGGAATTAATGCTCCACCCTCCACAGATGTGAATCCAGAACGCGTTTGATCTTTACTACGCACATAAGCATTGATAGCTTCGCGTGTTTCAGTTTGTTTTGGCATTTTGCGTTTCGCTCCTTTGTTTGGTGATCTACGATTAGATGCTTCCAGTTCCTTTTCTAGTTCCTCAATTTCTTCTGTTAATGTTGTTTTTTCAGCTTCTGTGGAAGTAATAGCGTCATCATTTTCCTTAATACTTACCTCAAGTGCCGTTAAGTCTTCTTCATTGTCGATTCCTTCGATAGATGCTTCCAACTCACTTCGTTTTGTAAGTAATTCCGTTAACTTTCCTTCCAAAGTTGATAAAGAGTTTCGTTTCATATTTAATTTAGCGCCAATTAATACTGGATTAGGCATTGTTTAATCGCTCCCTTAATTGTTTTTTTCGTTGTTCTAATCTTTGTTTCTTGATAACTTCAACATCTTTTTGTCTGGCCATAATATCCGTTTGTGGATAAGCTGGGAATGCTGTAATTGAAACCTCATGTAGCTCAGCTTCAGTTATTCTCCATTTCATCGTTCCATCATCACGTGTGATTTGTTCTTCTTTTGTTGGATAAAAACCAAATGAACAACCACGTACTTTCCCGGTCTGTACTTTACGATAAGCACTTTTTGCATTTGGATCTTCTAGATCAATAATCGCTTTTCCCCATAAACCATAGTTATCGGACTTTAATTCAAGTGTGTCACTACCAAAACTAGCTAAAACCATTCTTGAATCATGATTATCCAGGCATATAATGTCATTGTTACGTAAACTATTTTCAAATGCTCCTGGTGCCACTTCCTCAAATGCTCCTGGCCATAACTCAGTTTCTTGATTGTAGACAACAAAATACCCCTCAATTACTGCTTCATTTTCGGTTTCACTATCTCTAGTTTTTAATTCTGACGTAAAGTGCATATGACGTTTATTCATCGTTCTCACCTCCCTTCAGTTTGTTTTGGCTACCAATCTTATTAGCTGGAATATAGTTTTCTAAGATGATGAGCTCTTGCATTTCTGGATCAGGATCCAGTCCAACCCAATCACGTAGTTCATTTCTTCTCATTGCATTTCGGTCAACCATTTGTGTGCCAGCTTCCACCATTTCACTTAAATTGTATGAGTATAAACTTCGTGGATTTAAACGAAAAAACCAATTTGGACTAAATAACAAATCACGTGTTAATGTTTGTGCTATAACTTGTCCGATAGAAAAAACGCGTGTATTAATGAAGTTGTTATACTCATCTTTGTTAAACTCACCAACACCCAAGAAAAAAGCCGGAATCCCAAAGAGTCCAGCAACAGTTTTCTTATCTAATTCAACACCTTCATTAATAGCAATATCTTTTAGTGATAAAGGTTTTACTTGCTCAACTTTTATTAAGTCTGCGGGGATGATCCAAGGCTTACCACCTTCTGTTTCTGCAAAATATTTAGCCATAATATTATCTCTACCTTCTTTACTAGATAACTCTTCTGTCATGGCATCCACAGAAATAATAAGTGATGGCATGTATTTACCGCTCATAAAATTATTCTTTGTTCTTGTAGCTTGATTTAAATTTCTTACAATTTCCTTTAATGCCACACGATATCCAGTACCACGGTATGGATAATTAGGATGAGGGTTAATTACAAAGTGAATTACCTCGTCTGGTGTGTACGTTGTGCCGTTGAAGTTGATGAGGTAGTTGCCATCCACATCTTCATAGCTTACGGCTTGCATTTGAAACGGTGTTAAATCATCAATGAAAGTCGTTTTTGGATCAATGCCAATATGAACAATAGAATTACCTTCACCATGAAGTAATAAGTCACTAACAATCTTATAAACCCAAGATTTACGAGTCATATTCCGATGTGGTTCAATATCTATCTTTCGTGACAATTGATTTCTCAACCGTTTATCACCTTCATCAGTATTTTCCATGAGATGAATTGTCATATTAGAAACTAAATCGGCTATTTTATCAACTGCAATTAATACATCAGGATTGTCTGAAAGTCTTGTATAACCAACTGTTTCAACATCTCCAAGTGCTATTGGAATAGAAACAGATGAACGTGTTTTTTTCTTTCTCCAAAACTTCAAAATTTACACCTCCTTCCTAAGATTAGCTTTCTAACCACGTTGAAGCATCAACAGTCTTTTCAAAGTTTTCAAGCATACGAATAGCACCAAAAACAGCCGCATCAAAGATATCGATACGCTGGTTTGGCATAACTTTTTCATATTGAATCATGTCATCTGTTTTCTCGATTGCTGCAACATTCTGCACACAATATTCAAATGCTTGCGAATGTAAATAATAAAACTCTCCATCCTTAGTTTTCTTTTCAATACGTCTAAACCCCTCAGATTTCTTGTGGAAGTATTGTGGTTGGTCAACCATTCGAAAACCTTTACTCTTCAGTGCAAGGAAAAATTCTCGACTAAACTTTCTATCAAAACCAACCTGTTTAATTTTAAATCCCTTTTTCTTCATTTTGATAAACCAATTTACGATATCAGAATGATTTACAGTAGGCGTATTACACATGGTCAACCAACCATCATCTTTCCAACCAAATAAAGGGATATTGTCTTCCTCTGCCTTTTGCGTAGCTGCTATAATTGGAAACCAAGCATGGGGAATAACGATATCTACTCCTTTGTAATTTCCATACAAAGCCGCCGCTGTTAAATCATGCATCTTCGAAAGATCGGCGCCACCAAACCAATCGATTTTCAATTTAGCTAACTCTTCAAGCGTCCAATTGTACTTTTTGTCAGAAGCTTTGAATTCATCTAAATTAAAATAAGCACGAATAGCTGATGTGTAAATGTTTAATGACTTTGCTAAAAAGTCTTTCCTCTGTTGAGGATCATTCTGTGCTTGTAGTGCATCGTTCAAGATATCATCAGGTCGAATTGAAACCTCATAAGCTGGATTTGCTTTTTGATGTTCAATCGGGTTTGTGTAATCCACATTTCCTTTTTCATCTTCATCAGCCTTTGCAATGAACACAAAATAAGCCTCGTCTTTCACAGTGCCATCAAGTATCTTTTTACAATACTGTAAACGCTGATAACAGAAGCTTGTCATATCATCTCCGGCCGTTGTTATACCAATCATTAACTTATTCGTATAAGCTTTCATGGCTTCTTTGATGATATTATATTGTTTTGGTGTTTTATAAGCGTGTAATTCATCAGCAATAGCAATATTACAGTTTAATGAGTCCTGTTTATCAGGATTCGCTGCTAATGCTTGGATGAAAATAGAACCGTCACCTAAATCACCAGAAATAGAATGTTCCTGGTTATTATCAATCACCCTAAAATTCTCTTTTTCACCCATTTGACCAAGATTAAAGTTTATAAAATTAAAGCTTTCAAGGGATTGTTTTAATGCTGCCGAAGTAATATAAATTTTACTTCCAGATTTCCGATTTAATAATCCTAAAGCCCAAGCTAATCCTGCTGCAAAAGATGTTTTTATATTTTTCCTTGGAATATAAATAAACGCTTCTTTAAAACGTCTAATTTTTGTCCCCTTATGATAAAATCCTAGCAAATTATATACCTGGTACTTATGAAATGGCTCCAATAAAAAAGGCGTACCTCTTAGCGGTGTGCCGTCCAACTTTTCCCCTTGAGCATGTACGAAAGTTTTTTCAATAATTCTTATAACAAACTCTGCATCTTTTGGATTGAATTCATAATCAGGATTTTTTAAATCTCTTAAAAATCTTTCACAGCCTTGTATTTGCTCTTTATTTGCTAATTTTCTGCCCTCCACAATTGAAGATGCGTATTCCATAACTAAGTCATAATTTTCATATTTACTCATGAACTATCACTCAATGCTTGTACTAATTTTGATATTGGTTTTTCAGTTTCTTTTTTACGAACTGGTACTTCTGGACGTTTTATTCGTTCATACGTTTTCGGGTTCAAACATAGTAAATTCGAATAGTTGGCCAGGTCTTTCCGCAAGGCTTCCATAGCTGTGTAGATCGGGGTTTTTCTTTCATTCGTAGCCCCGGCTTTATTTGTATATGAATCTGTTATTTTAAAACCTGACTCTTCAAATTGTTGTTCGAAAGCTTGATATTGAGCTAACATACCAACATAAATGTTAATTGTATGTTCAAAATCATCCCGATAAACACCCAAATGTTTCATATTAGCAATCACAGTTTCTTTCAATTTCATTCTTTCCTTTTGGTCCATCCGGGCACCACACCCCCTTTCTAAAAAAATATAGTCGCTCTATTGGAAAAAGCTCCCCCTCTCGGTCCCCATAGGGCTTGTTAAATTATTTTTAAAGTGGGGGGATTGTTTCTTTTATGATTGATTTGAATTCGAATGATTTTCCTTCAAAAATATATCCATCGTTTTTTCTAGCAAACTAATCATAGATTCTCTCTTTTGCTTTGGTGTTGTATTGTCTTCCATCTCATTAAAGATTGGAATTGCACTTTCTAATTTTGATTTATCAATATGTTCGTTTACAAGGTCTTGTCCTAACATTGTAATGAATGTACCAATCACAACCGCTTGTTCCTGTTTAGTTAGTTTCATTTGCTATCATCCTTTCCATTCGTTCTACCCAGTGCATACCTAATGCAGTTAGTTCATCACTCACTCGGTCATGCATCTTATCGTGACACCTTCCACACAGGCTAACCAGATTACTTGTTGTGAGTCTTAGCTCCGGTCTATTCCTTAATGGATGGATATGATGTACTGTCGTTGCTTCTTTGTTCTTGCCATATCGTTTACATTCTTGGCATTGGTACGAGTCACGTCTTAATACATTTGCTCGTTTGTTCTTCCAGCGTTTTGTTTTGTAGAAGTTAGTCAATGTTACTCACTCCTTATTCACCAAGTAATAATTCATCTGCCTTTCCTAATCGTTCCTTATTACCTTTATCTCTTTCTAATAGATTTTTTATCGGTGTCAGCATGAGGTATTCTACAGAATAAAACATTGTCTTCTGTCCGTGAAGTCTATAATATTTGAATCGACTAATATCACTCCCAGACTTCTTATACGCTTTCTTATCAATAGGTATAAGGCCAAGCAAAGCAATCTTACCGTTTAAAACACTGTTCAATTATTATCATTCCTTTCTTACTTTTCTCCAAAACAAAAAGCACCCATTATGGATGCTTCGAAACATATTAAACTTCTTAAAAATAAATACGTATAAATTACACACATTATATTGCACGTATAAAATATACGTGTTATAATAAATATAGAGTTAAAGGAGGTGAACAATAACTCGAAAATACATAAGAAAGGAGCAAGCGCTTTGCCATCATACAGTTCTAAACAATTAATAAAAATGGCTGAAGAACACCAATGGGAACGTCAGCCAAGTAAAAAGCGCGGTAAAGGTGACCATTTAATCTTCACCAAACCAGGAGCACCGTATCACATTTCGATACCTCATCCCGTCAAAGATGTTGCAACTGGAACCGCTCATAAAATTGTAAAGCAGATAAAGGGGTTTTAACCCCTCTGCTTTTCTAAAAACTGTATGATACTACTATAACCAATTTTTAAAGAAAATCAACAAATGTTAATTTTAATAAAAATGGAGGTTTTCAAATGAATAACTCAAATAGACATACTTATAAAGATTTCTATAGTTTTACTGCTATATTAGAACAATATCCCGATGAAGATGTTTTCAGCGTTTCATTTCCTGACATAGTTGGTTGTCATGCACAAGGCGACACAATTCAAGAAGCTATAAACAACGCTAAAGAATCCTTAGGCTCCATTTTATATAACATGGAGATTAATCACTTAGAAATACCAGAACCAACCTCATTAGAAGAATTAAGTTTAGATATAGAGTTTTATGAGAACATTTCTAAAAAGATAATGGTACAAATTGAAATTCATATGCCATTATATAGAAAAGCTATAAATAATAATTCCATTAAGAAAACATTAACTATACCTCAATGGTTGAATGAGGCAGCTATAAAAGAAAATATAAACTTTTCACAGGTATTACAAGACGCCTTAAGAGAGCAATTAAATATAAAATTACCTTTTGATAAAGACTATAATATAAAAGCAAATAATAATGATTTAAATGAGTATAATATAAATAGTGATAATAATAATTAAGGACGCCCTGAGCGTCCTCTTTTTTATATAATAAAAAGCACTCCATAAGGAATACTTTTTATTATTGCACTATGGTTTCTTTATTAATTTCTTGTATTAATTTCTCTCTCTTAGACAATACATGTGTAACACCATCTAGACTTAAGATAAATTCTAAAGCCTTATTAATTGCCAACCAGTTTGATGAATACATTCTTACTTCTGCTTTACCTTCAAAAAAAGCAACTTTAAAATTAATGTCAGGATTTTCAAGACTATATTCCATTATAAGTTCGTTAAATTCTCTTGTGCTTATTTTAGATTTATCTATCTCAAATCTAAATGTTTGACGCATTTCCGTCTGTACAATTTGTTGCCCTTTTCTTTGAGAATAATTAGTTTGAGATGGTACGTTATTTAATGAATTAATTAAATTTGATAAATTATGTTCCAATGAATTCATACGATTCAATAAAAATCTAGAAGGGTCATCTTCATCTACATTCTTCATAATAGTATTAGCTTCTATTACCCTATAAATAGGATTGTCTGGTTCTTCATCTTCAATAGCCTGTACTACCATATTCCTAAAATTATCATTGAGTTCTAATACACCAGCCATGTCATTTGTGTAAAAAATAGTACGTTCCTCAGTTATATCAAAGGGCAATCTTGTTCCTTCCTGGCAAATCTGAATTACCGGTTTTCTAACAGCATGCCTAATTGCAAGTTCATACATTACATTTGGATTTAAAGTAGTAAGATTGGCTATCGCTATATCAGATTGCAGAATACTTGTAATAACTTGCTTATTTATAGAACCTGGGTTTGCCATTCTATGCGCAACTTTAATATTTTCTTCTTGAAATCCAATTTCAATTAATGCAGGAACAATTACTGCATCTATAACCCCATCTGCAGCCCGTCTTATATCAGACTTACCATCTCCAATTGGTGTGATTATAAAACAGGTTTTATCTTTATTTGGATTATCCATTACTTATCCCCCATATTGTTTTAACACAATTTTATCATTTACTTCCAAATTAAAACAATAAAAAACTATAATAAAACCATTAAAAAGAGCAACCGTGCACCAGTTGCCCTTTCGTCAATTTCTTATGTTATTACTATAATTCATATTTTCAAGAGTTAACATTCATAAAGCTGGGTGTCAGTAAAGTGCAAGTTTTTCAGCGAACTTTATTCTTCTTACAATCTCAGCATGTTTCTTATAGATATAACTAGAACTGTAATTCATATCCTCAGCTATTTCTTCTAATGTCATTCCATTCACATACTTCATTTTTAATAATTTATTTTCTAATCCTTTGAACTTACTAATTAGCTCCAATAAGTCATGCATTGCATTCATCTTATGCGCTAACTCATATTCAATTGCTTCAATACGTTCTTCTACTTTCGCACCTTCCGATTCAGCAGTTAAACGTACATCTTGCAAATCACCACTAACCCAACGTTTTAATTCAGCTTTTGTTTTATCCAAGTTGTAATCTAAATAAGCAATATCTTCTTCTAATTTTTGATAATCTTTTAGCCAATTAAACAAATTTGGGTTCACCTCTTTCATTTCTCTATCCAAACAAAAAAGGCACAAGACATACGCTTAATACGTACAGCTTGTGCCCTCCAGAAGACTGGTCGGACTCTTTAATTTACTTTTAAGTTAAGATCTGAAATTGTAAATTCTTTTGCTAATTCATTTTGATATTTCTTAAAGAACTCCATTTCTATTCCTAAAAGATTAGATAAAAATTCAACATCAACCATTAGTAAATCTAAAAGCGCTCCTAATGATAAGTATTTTCTATCAAATAAGAGTTGTAAAATACTTCTTACCTTACCAGGTTTCATAACTTTTATCTCTTCATCAAGAGGCTCTCTTATTTTATACCCTTGTCTATTTAATTTAATGTTAAAATATCTATACTTTTGATAATCAAGTAAACCAAGTGAATGTGCTCGATATGCCATCGCTTGAATTGATACAACCCATTTCTTTTTTAAATCAATGTATGAATCAGGGGATGACATTTTGATGAGCATACTAAAATCCTCAGTAAATTCTTTTTCTGGCAATAAAAATGCTCCAGCGAATAAATTTGCTTCTTGTTCATATTCCCTATGTGATTTATTGTCTAATAAAGAAAATTCAACTTTATAATGTAACAGTAAGTGTCCTAATTCATGAGCCAAATCAAAATTTCTTCTAGCAGCAGACTTTTTTAAATTTCCCAACATAATAAAAGGGCGTTCATCTTCTGACCACAAGCTATAAGCATCTATTTTTTCCCCTATAGCCTTTTCAAAGATAAATGCCCCTTTTTTTTCAAGCATAAATAATAAGTTTATATTGCTCTTATTTCCTATATTTAAAAACTCTCTAGCTATACTAGCCGCTTTCTCAATTTTTACTTTTCGTTCTTCACTTGAATTATTAAGATATTCAATAATCTTATCTCTTAAAATAACTATTTCATTTGGAGGGTAATACAATTTCTTTTCAATAATTTTTAAAAAGGAGTTAAGATACTCAATATTTTTTGCTTCACTTTGATTTTTTTGGGCACTATTCATTACTTCTGCTCTATATGCAATATGGCATTGCTGTACATTCGCATTTCCATTTTTAGTAAGAATATCTTCAGAGTAAAAGTATTTACTTTTTACTCCAAAGATATTTTTCATTTTATTTATAACTTCTAACTTAGGAGACATATACCCGTTCTCATATTGCCAAACAGCTTGCTCTGTAATATCCAACATTTCGGACAGTTGTTTCCTTGTATAGCCATGGAGAATTCGAATGTTGGTCAAAGTTGTACCAACAAACATGTATATCTACCTCCTATATAATACTAACTTCGACTATCATCATCGTTATTTGTTTGTTCTCGATCCAGTTCTTCCTCGTGGAAAATATCAAAGTCAACAGCCGCAGGTGAATCGTAGTTATACTCTAGTTCATCACTTTCTAAAACAGTGATATCCACATCGTCAAAGTCCACTGAGCTATTATTAATTAATTCCGTTAAATCGTCAACTAAATATGCTTTTTCATCATTAGGATTCGGCATCCAAACTAATATTTTTGAAATCATAAATGCTTCATCAATTTCATAAGTTACAATGTAAAATTTATTATATTCTGTTTGCAGCCTGCTCACATCTGTATCTTCTAATGCTTTCAATGTATTATCATCAAAAATAGATAAAATCTCCACACCTTCCGTATCTTCCGTGAATAAATCAGGAGCTTTTGGAAATGCAATATTATGATTTATTCTAGATAGTTTCTTTAAATAGTTTTCATCATTTTTCTTTCTTTGCTTTCTTCCATTAATCCCCTTACCACCTGGAAAATTCTCTTCATTGAAGTACTTTGCATTTTTGACAATGAACATGCTCTTGTCTTCAGAATCCGAAAACTGTAAATATCCCCAAGTATAACCTGCTTTAGCCTTTTTATACTCAATTCCTACTCTTTCACATTCTCTTGCTGTTTGGTCATCAATGTGATTTCCTTTCACCCATGCATATGCATCACTAATTAGCATTGTTCGTTGTTTTTCATTTCGTTCATGAATATAACTTTTATATCCATTCAAAATTCCATCAACAATTACTTGGTTTACTTCTGAGTTAAAACTATATTCTTGCATCTCCTATCCCTCTTTCTATTTTTATAGTATGTAATATACTTAATTATATATCATATTCTAAAAAATTAAAGAAAAAGTGATAAAAAGCAAAAAAAATTAAAGTTAGAACTCTTCACCCTCCTCTCGTTTCATTCTTTTAACTCTTCCTTGATGTGTAATAATTCTATATTCACCGTAAATCGGTAACTCTCTCACTTTTGCTTTTCCATTCGATATAATTACTATGCAATCTTTCTTAATATCTAAAATGTCTATTTCTAATTTTGTTGTCCCTGGATTTATTTCAATATCTTTTCTTCTCAAAATAACACTCCTCTTCTTACTTAAATAATTAATCATTTTTATGGATTACTCTTTTCCCCCAAGCTGAAGCCCAGGACAAATATTTATTCAGCAATCGTTTCTTCACCAACAATTTTCAATTGACCAGGAGCAACTTCCGTTGTTCCATCTGAATTAACGTTGTACTCTACGCCTTCATACGGTTCTTCAAAGCTCATTTGTCCTTCTGGAACATCATCATTTTGTGGACGACTCTCCATTACTTCTTTAGGAGTTTGATAAGCGAAAGTTAAATCAATCAAGAAATACTGACCGTATTTGTTATATTTCTCTGCGATTTTGTGCATTTGAAGGTTGTCATTTTCTTTAGCAGCTGAAATAATTTCCTCCGCCTCTTCACGTGTATCTGCATAATGTTGTTCCTTTTGATTAAGTTGTACTTTTGTCATTGATAAATCCTCCTAATTAATAATTGTTTTTTGTAATTCAACTTAAATTAAACTAATTAGACCTTCTTGAATGTTCAGTGTTATTTTTCATTATTAATTACAGCGTTTCTAGCCTTAGAAAGTCTTTCAGCTGCTTTCTGTCTTTGCTCTTCTGTCATCACTCGTAAATTTTTCATTGTTACTTGTTTTTCTTGGAGAACACCTTTTACTGCCGTTGGCCTTCCCTCCTCTTCTTCTAAGGTTTGTAATTCACATAGATTACTAAGTTTTCGAATGTGTTTAGGAACAGTAGAGTAAACGTTCCACTGACCTGTACTATTATCAAAAACCAGTGTAGTTTCTTGCTCTTCACGAGAATAAGTCATATTAAAAAGCTCCTGTTTTCAAATAATGTTTCGCTCGATAATAAAAGTGATAATATATCCAATTACCGCTGTACTTGTTATCTAAATACACAATTTCAAAACCGTATTTCGCTTTAAATGTATTAAGTCTTCCAAGTAACGCCAATGGATTATATTTCGAACGATATTGACCTTTTAGCATTTTTTCATAGCCTTTAGGATCTTCCACAATTAAAGTAAATGGAATTTCTTTCGAACGGATTAATTCATTTTCAAACGCTGTTTGCGTATCCTTTTGCAAGTTCCCTGTGATCTCATCCATGTGGGCTTTTCGTTCTACTCGACCGTCTAAATAAATATCACGTAGTATCCCTAGTTCTTCATTTTTTGGAATCATGCAGCCATAATCACCGGTATCTAATTTTTGATTTTTAATCGGAATGCCTTTTTGATGTAAATAATCAAGAATATGGCCATTTACGTTTTCACGAGTATCAATCACGATTGTGAGTGTTTTAAGGATTTTATCTATTTCTTTATCTGTGTAATGGAAACGAATCATTCTTACACTCCTTTCCTTGCATATAAAACCGCACGTTCATATATCTTTCTAGCCATTGCATTTGATTCATCACTTTCAAATTGGCGATAATCGTCATAAACATCTGTCCATCCGTTCTTAGCAAGAATGATTGTCCAGTCATAAAACATTTGTAATGAATCAGCATCAGCAAGTAACCATTCATTTAATTTTTGATTATGCTGCCAGCCGCAAAATTGATTAAAGATCTTTAAGATAGTAACTTTCTCATTGCTTGCACCCTTCCAAGATTTAAACCACTCATAAATAGCTTGATAGTTTTGTTCAGCAGCTTTCATAACTTCCGCTGGAATTAAATTTTGTTTTTTTATCGCAACTTGATTATCTTTTTCATTAAGATAGATATTTGCTCCTGATTTCCAAATCGCACTTAAAATTAATAAAACCTGCAAATCTATCACCTCTGTTATCAAAAACTACTAAAAGTGTTACTGAAAAAGACCTAAAATCAGCATGTGTTACTTTTTAGTAACCCACTTGAACCTTAGAACCCCAAGGGATTAAAGTACTTAGGTTACCTTTGTTACCTATTTTGAGCATTAAGCCCCCTAATAGAATACTTATATATATATTATTTTTTTGTTTATATATATTTTTAGTAACAAAAGTAACAAAAAGAGTATAAAAAGTACCTTGAGCCCTTATGTATCAAGGGTTTTAAGTAATTTTAAATGTGTTACTTTTAGTAACACTTTCGCTATTTTCATCGTTTTTCAGTAACTTTTGCTGCTTAAAAGTATTTTTTCGGTCTGCTAGAGTAACACCTTTGATGTAATACTTATTTTTGTTACCACGTTCTCTCTTGAATCCTTGGGATTCTAAAATTCGGTAAAACGCCCGATTTTTTAATTGATGCTCACCATTTCTAAAACACCAATTCGCATAAACTTCATATAATTCTTTTGCTTCGATTTGAACATCTTCTCTTTTAAAACAACATTCGAACATAAATGGGCCGAGAATATCCATTTCCTCTTTGTAATCACCTGTTGCTTTCATAACAATTGCTGGATCGTTCAGTCCCGACTTCTGCCACTTCAAACAACCCTCAATCGCCCAATTCAGTATCCCTGGCATTTCCAAACTTATTTTTTCTGGTAATTTCTTATCACGTTTCTCTTTTGGTAGTTGTAGGTTAAATGGAACTAAACGGATACGTCTCCAAATCCCTTCATCAACACCTTTAATTACCGGCTTATGGTTTGTAGTAAAGAAAACTTTAAACTCAGGTATGAACTCAAAGTATTCTTGTCTAAGAAAACGAGCCAACACGGGTTCTCCACCTGTTATTTGTTTTACAAAAGCTTCTGAGAGTTGTTCCCCCTCTTCACTTTCAATTGCGGATACAAAGCGCGCCCCTACTAATCTAGCAATATCATTATTGGCTCCTGTTTCTTTTTTCTTGATGAAAGTATCAGATTTCGCTTGTTTACCGTATTCACCCAACAAGTCCTTAATTGTATTAATAAAGGTCGATTTCCCGTTGGAACCTCCACCAATCAGGAAAACCATTATTTGTTCCGTAATTTCTCCTGTTAGTGAGTAACCAATTAATCGCTGCATATAATCAACTATTTCTTTATCACCTTGGAAAATTTGGTCCAAGAAGTTAATCCATTCCGGACATTTCGCATTTTCATCAAATACAATATTAGTAATCTTAGTTAAACCAAGCTCCCGATCATGCGGCTGTAGCTTTCCTGTTTTCAAGTCAACAATACCGTTCTCAACATTGAATAAATATTTATACTTATCAAAGTCTTCACGTTCTCCTGGAACTAATGGCATAAGATCCTTAATACTGTTCATTCGGATATTTCTTCTTTCACACATACGAGCCCATTTCGTTTCCGCTTCATCTTCTGATTTATAAAGGCTTCGAAGAACTTTTGCTGTTATTCGTTCAATTTCTTTTTTTGTATCCAACTTCCATCGCTTTCCGTCCCATATATACCAACCAATGTCGCTGACATATTTGATTACATGGCCATATTCATATGCAATACGTTCAGCATTTCCCAACTCTGTTAATCGGAATTTCTTTTTCTTCTTTTCTTCGACAAACTCAACCGCATCTTCGCCAAGAAAATCAAATGAAAATTCTTCGAATTGCTGCTTGTTATCTAAAATAGTTGTGGAAGTAGAGGAAATAGCTGTTGCTATCGTTCTTTCACCATATGTTTCATTGGTTTCTCTGAAATGAATAATGTCCCATTTCTCGCGTATAAGTCCTGATTCACGGAACATCGCATCCATTCGAGTTGCTGATTTACCTGTCCAGAAAGCTAGATGATTACATAAAGCTAAATCGCTTGCTGAATGATCATCATTGATTAAATTGCCATTGAATAATGAACGAATTTCATCACCGTTCTTACTTCGAAACATTCTTTCCCACAAAGCTTCATTTGAAATTTTGATTTCATCCTTTTCAAATTCTGCTAAATTTACTCGTCCTTGAATGTCACTGTCATCAAAATATTTTTCAAATACCTCAGCTAATTCATCCGTTCTTTCGTACACATCATTAGAGTTTTCACGATTTCCAGTAAAGCTAAAATAACGGCCATATGAGTAAATTTCTAAACCGTGCTTGGTATTCTTCCTTCCTGTTCCTAAAACAGATTGTGGAAGATTCCCTTTGATAATGATGTGAATCCCATTTTTTGATGGTGAAAACTCGGTGTAACTATCCAATGTATCGATAACTTCTGTTGCTAAAGTATTTGTTTTTCCGTCCACAACACACTTATCAATATCGATTCCAATGTAATTATCCTGCCTACTAAATACAAAGCCGATTCCGTCATAGTCACCTTCTAAATAAAATTTGACTGCCGTTGCAAATGTTGACCAGGTACGTCTGTTATTTGCTTGCGCCATTTCACCAGTAACTTGATATGGAACTTTTGTTGGTTTGCCATTTCTTTTTTCCTTACGCCATAAGATCCATTGCGGAAGGGCCTTTAACTCAGTAGGAATTTCATTAAAATTGTATGGATTTTCTTTCATTGTGCCCTCCAATTAGCTTTTTAGGGTATAAAAAAGAGAAGTCGACAAAACCGACCTCTCTATTTAATTTTATTCAATCGTATCCATTTACAATTACCCATGGATTAAAAGGGTAGATCATCATCGCCCACATTTACTGCTGGACCACTTGTAATTGGATTTACATCTGATACATCATAATATTTTGCCTTTGCTGCGGTACGTTTTTGTTTTTGGCCATCCACAACTTTGTCATACTCTTCATGTTTTACTGTGATTTTTAAATTTTTATTAATAAGTTGTTTTGCCATATCATCAGGTGAAGTAAAAGCATGATTATTAGCAAAGCCGCAGGCTTTTAATAATGAGTTAACGATTTTCACTGAAACTTCATGTTCAAATGTGAATGTGTTATAAAGCACTTTTGCTCCTTGATGATTTTGCTGTACATCACTACGAATCTCAAAATCTACCGATAATTTTGGCTTACCAGCTTGTGTTTTACCTGCTTCGGCATTTACAATTACCGCTTCATATTTACCTTCCGCTACTAATTCAAAAGCTACACTTGCATTATCCTCATCAAATTTAAAGAATGACATTATTTATTTCCCCCTTGTTTTTCTGGTACATAACCAATTTTAAAAATATCTTCATGGGCACAAGCTTTACGTTTATCCAGTTGATTCTTTGCAAAGGTGTAAGGTGAAGGCTCTAAAATAAACCCATAATTTTTTGTTTCTTCATTGATAACTGACTTCGCAACCACTTGGCATAAACCCATAAAATTATTTAAAATCTTGATTCGAATATCAGGATAAGCCCGATTAACAGCTTGTCCACTAGGTAATTCCCATTTATCAGTGGTTTCCCATGCTGTAAATACAACACGCTTTCCTAACGTTTGGATAAATCGAACACTATCTATTATGAAAAAATCAATCTGCTGATAGTTTGCTTGTGAAGGAACACGATTGTTATTCCCTTCTCGACCTAAGTTTGCAAGCATAGATCTAGTTAATTCTGAAATATTATCAAAAAAAATCGTATCGTATTTTGATAAATCAGTTGTAGATAAACCTTTCATAAGTTCATTCCAATTCGTCCAAGCTTCATAAGTATCGAATTGAACAATATCAATCTTTGAATTACCTGCTAATGGCGCCTGAGTTTTATCGATTGGGATGTAGAGGGTGTTACCTTCTAAATAATTCGCTGTAGATGTTTTACGCATCCCTGGATTACCATAAATTAAATACGTTGAGTTATCTGTTGTAATGCTAGAAGCATTTGTGATTTCCAATTACTTCACTCCTTCACCATATTTTTCAGAACAAAAATGGAAGCTTGAATGTCCTTAATTTTCCCTTCAGTATCTTGGATATTTTGTTCAACGATTGGTTTCTTTTCTATTAATCTTTCTAAATTCCGTTTATAATCATTTAGCCTTTTTTGCTCCACGTCTAATGTCTTTTCTAATTCTTCAATAGCAGCATTCATTTTACTCACCCGCTACTTTCTTTGTAGAATGTGAATATACATATTGTTTGATGCATTCTGTTTCATCGTGTATATAATCACCATCAATATCCCGGTATTCTTCACCAAAATAGATTTCTTTACCACAACTTTGACAATGATCCATCACGTTATTGAATGAGGAGTCCTGACGGTTCCCGATTACCATTGAATTTTCGACCATTTGGTATCCCTCCAATTTTCTCCTCCATTCTTTCTTGAGTGTAGAGAGAGAAATAGATTACATGATCATTAATAAAAGAAACTTCATAAGGATAATCCTTTGATTCACGTTTTAGTATTAATGGTTTAACCTTTGATTCATCCAACAATGATTCCAGTACTTCATTACTGAGATGAACTTCATTACCACGAACACTGATAATCCCATGTTCATTTCGAGCTTCTCTTATAGCTTGTACAGCCTTAGCAACTTCTTTAATACTCATTGATATCTCCCCCTTTACATGAAATCAATTCATGCTATAATGACTGTGAATTTTGTTTTTCTAAATCACCTGTTGGCGCAGGTGTTTTTTTATTGGGCTTGAAAGCATGGCACTTCATATTTTTCAATTAAGTACATTTTCAAGTTATGCTCCAACACTGCATCTTGACCGAACATATAGTAAGTATCATCTTTCCTAATCTCAACACCGTAAAAATCTTCAATTGGATGATCAGGTTCCTTAACCAGTTCCTTTTCATCAACGTCTTCCACAAATATTGCATCAATACTACTAACCCCAATGTGGAATGGTACCTTTCCAGTAGCACCTTCCCATTCAATTCCTGATAAAAATCCAAAACTATTTTTAAATGTTGAAAATTGCTCTACTGTAAAACTTGCTTTAGCACCTGATTTAAAAATCATTGTTACTTCCTTCAATTAACTCACCTCTCTTCAAGATGAAACCTTACGGTTCATTTCATATATATTGCGCTTTGCTTCTAATTCCATAGCAAGTAATAACGCTGGATTATTACGCATCTCAGCACATTGCTCACGTACTTGAAATGCTTTCATTAATTTACTTGCGGATAGTACTCCGTTCATTGTTTCGCCTCCTACAGTCCATCACTGAAATTTTTACTCTCTGACCTTTCCTGAATTCTTTTAGCAGCTATTCTTGGAACTGATGTCCTCATTAAAAATGCTTTTAAAAGCTTCATTGCTTCTGGGCTCGGACCATCTATTTTGATTTGTTGTTCATTCGCTTCAACTAATTTATTTGTCATTTAAGATCATCCTCACATACTTCAATACCTAAAGTGTCTGCAATTCGCTTTTTTTGTTTTTTTCCTTTTCTAGACCCTTTCAGGATGTCCGATAAATATGAAACTGAAATTCCTAGCTCAGATGCTAACGATGTAATTGTTAACTCACGTTCTAATAATGCTGTTCTTACTTTTATTCCAAAACTAGAGTATTGCACTTATATCCCTCCCTTTTTTTTGCGAAAATTTGCGCTAAATTATTGACTAACTATTAGCATATATGCTAAGTTTAAAGTATGAAAAAAAGACACAAAAATCCCAATATAATCGCCCCCAGCGATCACTATAGCTTTAATAATACGGTATTTTCATGTCCTTTTTTCCGCTAACAAATTAGCTTACAGGTATATATTAATAGCACATTTGCTAAAAGTCAACAAATTAATAGCGTATTTGCTAAAAAAATACCTGCGCTAAATCAGAAAGGTGATTATAATGACTTTAGTTAATACGATTAAAAGTCTATGCGCACAAAGAAAAATTGCAATCTCAGCACTAGAAAGAGATTTAGGATTCGGCAACGGAACTATACGTAGATGGGATAATACATCTCCATCGGCTGATAAATTACAAAAGGTTGCCGACTATTTCCATGTAACAACTGATTATCTTCTAGGAAGAGAACAGTTAAATCAATTAGGCAATAAGGACGAGAAAGATATTGAAAAAAGAATGGAGGAAATAAAACGCGATTTAAAAGACTCACAAGGGCTTATGTTCTCTGGTGAACCTATGAGTGAGGAAGCTGTAGATTCTTTATTAGATGCAATGGAGTACATTGTACGTCAAACAAAGGTTATTAATAAAAAATACATTCCTAAAAAACACCGTAAAGATAATTAATGTAAGTTCAGGAGTGATTACATTGAAATCCATAATAAACAATACAGTCAAACAACTTTGTAAAAAACATAATACTAAAGACCCTTTTGAACTTGCACAATGTTTAAATATAAATATCTTTTTTCATGATCTACATGAAGAAATTAATGGTTTCTATAAATATGAAAGAAGAAATAAATTTATCGCTATCAACAGCAATTTATCTTCAACTATGCAAAGGACAGTTTGCGCACATGAATTAGGTCATGCCATCCTTCATCCTAATGCAAATACGCCATTTTTACGAAAAAACACGTTATTATCTGTTGATAAATTAGAAATTGAAGCCAATACATTTGCTGCGCTTTTGTTAATAGATGAAAATAGTATTGCTCCAGGTGATACAAAAGCACGTATAGCATATAAAAATAACATTCCTGTCGAACTTCTAGAATTTTATACGTTCACCAATAAAATATAGTTTAAAAATAAATTGAAAGGTGGTATAAGCAGTGAGATGCGCAATTTATGCACGTGTTTCAACAGAAGAGCAGGCTGTAGAGGGATATTCCATCTCAGCTCAAAAGAAAAAACTGACAGCATATTGCGAAACACAGGATTGGGATGTTGTTGGTTACTACGTAGATGAGGGTATATCTGCTAAAAACACTAATCGTCCAGAACTCATACGGATGATAGACCATATAAAAAAAGGATTAATTGATTGTGTATTAGTATATCGATTAGATCGACTTACAAGATCTGTTCTAGATTTATACAATTTATTAGATGTATTTGAAAAATACGATTGTAAATTCAAGAGCGCTACAGAAGTTTATGATACAACAACAGCTATTGGAAGATTATTCATTACCATCATTGCTGCACTAGCTCAATGGGAGCGTGAAAATATTGGTGAACGCGTTAGGGTGGGCCAACAAGAAAAAGTTAGACAAGGTAAATATACCTCAGGTAGAAAACCTTATGGATACAATGCAGACCATAAAGAAGGTGTATTAACTGTTATTGAAGAAGAAGCAAAGATTGTTCGGTCTGTCTTTAATGATTATCTAAAAGGACATAGTGCCCAGCGAATTTGTAAAAAGTTGAATACCATTGGAACACCTGGAAGAGACTATTGGAATGAAAAAGCAATATTATATATTTTAGAGAATCCTCTATACGTTGGTACTTTACGTTGGCGAAAAGAAACGGAGCATTACTTTGAGATTCCAAATTCTGTACCAGCTATTATAGAAAAAGAATTATTTGATAATGTCCAAAGATTACGAGAGGCCAGACGGGAATCTCATCCTCGTAGCGCGTATGGTAGTTATATTTTTTCCGGTATTATAAAATGCCCCCGTTGTGGTAGATCACTGGTAGGAAACTATGTGACATCAAAGAAAAAAGATGGGACTATCACTAAATATAAGCAATATTTCTGTAGAGGTCGCAAATTAAATGTTTGTAGTATGGGCAGCATGTCCGAACGCAAATTAGAAAAAGCCATTATTCCATATATCCTTTCCTTACATATACATGCAACAGATGATGATGTTTCAACCGGACAGAATACTATAGAAGATGACATTATACAAATTAAGAATGAGCTAAAGGTTATTGAAAAGCGCCGTAAAAAATGGCAATATGCATGGGCAAACGAACACTTGAAAGACGAAGAATTTACAGAACTCATGCAAGAAGAAAGTGATAGAGAAAAAGTTTTAACGGAAGAATTGTATAAGTTAAAACCAGCCGAAAATAAGAAACTCAAGAACAATGAATTAAAAGAAATTTTGAATGATATGAAACTTAATTGGAATAACTTGAATGATGAAGAAAAGAAAATGCTCCTGCAAATTATACTAAAAAGGATAGTTGTTGAAAGAAGCGATGAATGGCAAGCTTATAAATTAAAAATTGTAGAAATGGAGTTTAATTGA